AGTATTTCGAAAGATCTCCTATCAAAACAGCGATGGAAGGTGATTTCGATACTGGTAACGTAAGATACAAAGCTAGAGAAAGATACAGCTTCGGCGTATCTGACTTCAGAGGTATCTTTGCATCACCAGGTGCTTAATATCTAAATTTTTGTGGCGGGACATTGTTCCGCCACAATTACAAAATAGAAAGAAAAACCATGAAAAAATTTATAGTTACAATAAACGCATACGATCACTACGCAAAATTTGAAGTGTCATCTAACGATGACCCTATTTCCCTTGAACAAGCTATAGTTGACAAACTAGGAGTAAATGATATAAAATGGGAATATGTCGGAGCAAATGTATATGCTTCAGACAAATATAGAATAACCTATGAGGAGGTTATAAATGACGATGCAAACGCACATCCAGGATCTCTACAAAGAGAAGGAAACCCTGGACCTGAAATGGAAGCAAGAGCATCTTAACGAGGGTAGATATACTCTTGATATGGTAAGGATCGATGACCAAGTCAAAAAGATCGTTCAACATATAAAAGCTGCAGAAGCTAAACAAGCTCATTTGCAGAATAAAGTTGATGCCATTGCTCCACAAGTTTCTGTAGCTACTTAATAAAAAGCTACATCGTTGGAAAAAATCCACTCCACATTACAGGCTCTCTTGCACTCTACTAAAATGTAGTATATAGTTTTGCCACTATACAAAAATCAGTTTATGTAGACGCGTATAGTCGACGGCCTAGAGACTACATAAACGGAAACTAGGAGGATAACACTATGGCAAACACTACGTTTCAAGGACCAGTAACATCCAAAAATGGATTTATTACTACAGGTCCGGCTAATGTTGTAGACGCTGACTCAAGTGTATCATTAACAGTTGCTACTCACTCAGGTAGAATTGTACACAATGATGCAGCAGGAGCAGTGACTTATACATTACCAGCGGTAAATGCAAACGCTGATTCTGCAGTTGCAGGACCAGGAGCTGACTTAAACAACTTAAGTAATGTTGGTGCTAAATTTACAATTGTAAGTTCTATCACTAAAACAGGAAGTTTAATTGTTCAAGTTGCAAACGCTACAGACGTTATGACTGGTACAGCAATTATTGTTGATACAGACACTAACGATAACACTGAAGGTTTCATGACAGCTTCAACATCAGACACGATCACTTTAAATGGATCAACAACTGGTGGTGTAACTCATGCAACAATTGAGTGTACTGTACTTGCTTCAGGTAAATGGTTAGTTTCAGTAGTTACTGGTGGTACTGGTGACTTAGCTACACCGTTTAGTGCGGCAGTAAGTTAATAATTAATTTAGTGTGGGCCTTCGGGCCCATACTCAAATTTTAAGGAGAATAAAAATTATGAAGGGTGACGTAAAAGCAGTCAGAGTTACAGCAACAGGTGCAGTATTCGCTGGCAGAACTAGATTAAGAGGACTTATTCTTGCTTCTGATGGCGGCGGTGCAGGTTCAATAATTCTACAAGATAATTCTGATAGTACAACTTTATTTCAAGGAGATTGTCCAACGGGAGATGTATTTGCATTTAATATTCCAGAAGATGGAATATTATTTCCTGGAGGAATGAAAGTTTCTACTATCACAAATATTGAAGGCGCAACATTACTTATAGATAAGTAGGAGGTTAAATGGCTAACACTACCTCTGGAACAGCTATATTTGATAAGAATTTTTCTATAGATGAAATTATAGAAGATGCTTATGAAAGAATAGGATTACAGGGCGTATCTGGTAATCAGTTACGTACTGCAAGACGTTCTTTGAATATAATGTTTCAAGAATGGGCAAACAGAGGACTTCACTATTGGGAAGTTGCAAATAACAATATTACTTTAGTTGCAGATCAAGCTACATACACAATGTTTAGATCAACAGGTGATGGCACATCTGATGCTACAGCTGTTTATGGAGTAGACGATGTATTAGAAGCTTCTTTTAGAAACTCAAACGTTGACACACCTTTAACAAAAATAAATAGATCTAGTTATCAAGCTTTATCTAATAAAACATCTACGGGACAACCTACTCAATACTTTGTACAAAGATTTATTGATAAAGTTACAATTACTTTGTACTTAACTCCTGGTTCTGATCAAGCAGGTAAATTTATAAATTACTATTACGTAAAAAGAATTCAAGATGTAGGTGATTATACAAATGCAACAGATGTACCATATAGATTTGTACCATGTATGGTTTCTGGATTAGCATTTTATTTAGCTCAAAAATTCAATCCACAACTAGTTCAACAAATGAAACTTTTGTATGAAGATGAATTAAATAGAGCATTACAAGAAGATGGTTCTTCTTCAAGCTCTTACATAACACCTAAAACTTATTATCCAAATGTCTAATTTAGCAAAAGGTAAATACGCAAAAGCAATATCTGATAGATCTGGTATGGAGTTTCCATATAACGAAATGGTAAGAGAATGGAATGGTTCTTTGGTGCATGTTTCAGAGTTCGAGGCTAAACAACCACAATTAGAACCTAGAAGATTTACAGGTGATCCTGAAGGATTAGAGAATGCAAGACCAGCTAGAACAGAGCCAGCAACACAGAATTTATTACCAAGCAATCCATTTAGTTTAACAAGTGGATCTGCAAATGTTACAGTAACAGAGCCAAATCATGGTCGATCAAATAGTGATACTGTTAGATTTAGAAATGTAGATGGCAGCCCTGGAGGATTAGCTTATACAGTATTTGAAAATAGTTCAGGATTTAGTATAAGTAGTGTAACAACTAATACTTATGTATTTGATTGTGGCTCTAATGCTACAGTAACAGAAAAATCAGGAGGAGACTTTGTTACAGCAGGACCTGTAACACAGCAAGCATAATGGCAGGTTTTACTTACGACAATTTAGTAACTGATATTAGAAACTATACAGAAGTAGATGCTAATGTATTAACTGCAGCTATTGTTAATAGAATTATTGAAGATGCAGAATTTAAAATTTTAAGAGACATACCACTTGATGCATATAAAAAACAATCTACTGGTAATTTAGTTACAGGACAAAATACTATAAACGTTCCTGCAAAAACTTTATTTGTAAAAGGAGTTCAAGTATATGATTCAACTTCAGCAGCAACCGGATCTAATACTTATTTAGAAAAAAAAGATGAAACATATTTACAAGAATATGTGCCTTCAACAGAATCTGCTAAAAGAGGTAAACCTAAATACTATGCTATGTTTGGTGGAGCTACAGGAACAACAGATACGACTTCTGGAAGACTGTTTTTAGCTCCAGCTCCAGATAGCACTTATGTATTTAAAATTCATTATGAAGCTATTCCAGATGGATTATCTAGCTCAAACACAACGACTTATGTAAGTCAATATTTTCCAAATGGCTTATTATATGCATGTTTAGTAGAGGCATATGGATTTTTAAAAGGTCCAATAGATATGTTGACACTATACGAAAATAAGTATAAACAAGAAGTAGAGAAGTTTGCTGCAGAGCAACTTGGTAGACGTAAAAGGGACGACTACACAGATGGTACTGTTCGTATTCCAATCCCATCACGTACACCGTAAAAGGAGATAAATTATGGCAATTACATCAGCAGTTTGTTCAAGTTTTAAACAAGAACTTTTACAAGGTAAACATGACTTTGATTCATCAGGTGGAGACACTTTTAAAATAGCTTTATATGATAGTGATGCAAGTTTAGGAGCAGCTACTACAGATTATTCAACATCAGAAGAAATTACAAACACATCAGGATCTGCATATAGTGCAGGTGGTGCTACATTAACAAACGCTGGAGTATCTTTATCTTCAACAACTGCGTTTACAGATTTTTCAGATGTAACTTATTCATCTGCTTCTTTCACTGCAAATGGTGCATTAATTTATAACACAACAACAGATGGTGGTTCAGGCACTACTGATGCAGTTTGTGTAATCGCATTCGGTGGTGACAAGACTGCAACTAACGGAACATTCACAATTCAATTTCCAACAGCAGACGCTAGTAGCGCAATCTTAAGATTAGCATAGGAGTAGCCCATGTCGGTTGACTCAGGATGGGGCCGATTTACCTGGGGACAGGCATACTACGGTCAAGATACTTTATTAGCAACAGGCTGGGGTGCAAAACAGTGGAATGATGGTGAGTGGGGAAATCTTGCAGATGAAACTGTTACTTTAACAGGCGTATCAACAACATCAAGCGTTGGATCATTATCATTAACTGGAACAGCAGTAATTACACCATCAGGTGTATCAACAACATCTAACGTTGGATCAATAGCTCCAGTAATTAATGTAACACCAAACATACCTAGTTTATCTTTTTCTGGAAACGTTGGATCATTCACAAATGTAATTGATGTAAGTGTTGTACCGACTGGTGTATCTACAAACAGTGCTTTAGGTGTAATAACACCTACGGATCAAGTAATGGGTCTAACCGGTCAAAGTTTTACAGCGAGTTTAGGAACAGCTGTAGCACCAAACCAAGATGTTTCAGTATCTGGTTTTCAAGCATCATTCTCATTAGGCACAACTATCGCTTTTTCAGGAACTCTTGTACAACCAAGTGGTTTCTCTATGACTTCTTCTTTAGGTTCAGTTATTGTTCCTAATGAAGATGTTACCCTAACGGGAGTATCTGCAGAATTTAGTTTAGGAAGTTTAGTAGGATTAGGTTCTTCTGTTGCTGCTTTATCTGGTCAAGCTATGACTTCTTCTGTAGGATCGATTGACCCTTCAGATCAAGTAATGGGTTTAACTGGAGTTTCTACTAGTGCATCTGTAGGATCCATTAGTGTTGCTGA